CATGGTTGCCCCATCCGTAAGCAGTATCCCAGTTGGAATTGTTGTAGCCAGTAGAGCTAACGTATGTACCCGTGTCTACAGATCCATCAGACTTCAAGAAACCTGTTGTACCGCTTGTTTTAAAGCCCGTAGCGTATATGTATCCGGCTTGGTCAAACTTACCAAGCTCGTTAGTAGACTGTTTAAAGCTGATTACAGCGTCTTCATCACCTTGACCGTGCTGTACGTCAGAACGTAGAGTTAAGGCTGTAGAATCGTTTATTAATGCGTCTCCACCAATGCTTCCTGACACATCAAGCTTGTAAGATGGATTATTAGTCCCAATACCAACGTTGCCTGCGCTTGTGATACGCATTCTTTCTGTAGAACTTGTACCAAAAGCTAAAACACCTGTAGTTGGCGATAAATCTGTAACACCACTTATACATGTTATAGCTAAATCTGCTGTAGCTCCATCTGTTAAAAAAGCAACATTACCGTCACCTCTAAGAACATTAAAACGGTAAGGAGAAGTTGTTACCGTCCCAATTCCAACGTTGCCAGAATTGTCAATTAAAACTCTATCTGAGCCATTGACACCGATAAACAGTCTTCCTGCTCCACCACTAATAATGTCGGTTCTTAGATAAGCTTTTTCAGAGTATGAAGTGCCAACACCAAGCCCAATCTTAACGCCTGCACCAATGCCTCCTCCAGCGTTATAAAGTCTTAATCCTTCTACAGATGTTGTATCACTGGTTGATGTTTTAATTTCAAGCTTAACACTTGGATTTGTAGTACCAATACCTACGTTGCCATTAGTATGCACACGCATACGCTCGGTCGAATTTGACTGAGTGAAAGTAATAGGAGCTGTATCTGTTACAGAAAAACCTAACTGACCTCCAGGAGCTACTTTATGTAAAGCTCTAACGCCATCATTAGCATTGATTCTAAATCCATTTAGGTATGAATATCCTTCTACATATAATGCCCAAGGTTCATTGCCATTCCATCCACCATTCTGTTTCACGTGAAGGATAGCATCTGCGCCAGTTCCAGTTCCGTCTGTAGTTCCAGATATTTCAACAACAGAATCTGGTGTAAGAGTACCAACACCAACGTTACCTTGAAAATAGGTGGTGTCATTAAACAAAACAGGCTCTTGAAAAGCAACAGACCCAACAGTAGAAACCTCTAACACGTTAGTAGTTCCCAAAGCTGTAGACGCAGCGAGAATAAACTTGTCAGAGTCTGAGTTGTCAATACCTATAACGTAAGACTGGGTGCTGATCTTGAACTGCATACTAGCATCGCCAGTATTGCCGTCCTCAATAAGAAGCTTAGGGTCTGTAGTTTGGTAATCAAAGACATGGAGCTTAGCACTAGCCTCTACGCTAGCCTGATATGTTCCTACTCTTACTCTTCCGTTATAGTATGCTGTCGTGGGGTTAGATCCAGAGGTGCTCCAAACTAAAGATACCGATGCTGCATAATCCGTACCTGCAACTGCTGCTACAATATCACCGTTCGAATCTAGCTTTAACAGAGACCCCGTAGTGATATCGGAAAGGTTTAACCCACTTAAAAATTTTATTGCCATGCCTGTACAGTATAGATACTAGCAAAAATACAAAAAAAGAAGGGGCTGATCTCAGACCAACCCCCTCTCTATTAAGCGTCTATTTGGCATTAAGCAGACGCGTTAGCGTTGTCCAAATTGCCAACCAAAGAAGTCATACAGATAAAAGCGCCCTCGGTAACACTCTGACCGAATGCAATCGTTACAGTGTCAACGGTAGGACGAGCAACCTCTACAAACACAGTTTCGTAGTTAGTAGCACCTACAATCTCAACGCGAACCAACTTAGAGTTAAGACCGTGGGTTACGGTATACGTGTTACCAGTTTTCGTTACGTTATCTCTGTTTACAGAATCGAGAAGGATTGAGTGGTTACCAACGCCAATAGCAGCAGCTACATCCGTAAGACGTGCCTTCCGGATACCATCGTTAACGTTACTACCGGGCATCAATACGAAGTTCGTATTTACAGGGGCTGCATTTTGATCAATTGTATCAATAATCAACTCACCACCTACGCGCCATGCGTCATATGTCTCGTCCCAAATGAACGTCTTATCAGCAGCACTACCACGGTTTATGGTAATACCAGCATTCTCGGTGGGAGTGGTAGCTGCGCTAAGGTTGGAGTTAAGCTCAATGATGTTATCAGCAAGAGCAATGGTCTCCGTGTTGATCGTAGTTACCGTACCATTTACGGTAAGGTTCTGATCGATAACAACAGATCCACCAAACGTGATCGTTTCATTTTCAGACTGATCTACGGTTCTTACGATATCTGGTTGCTCAAGCTTATCAGCACCCCACATAAGGAGCGTGTACTGAACAAGGTTGTCGGCGTTATCAAGGGCAAGTTGGTTAGATGCAAAAGCAAGACCGCCACCGCTGTAGAGGTCAATAGCAATAGTGCTACTGCTACCCAAAGATGTTGCGCCAGCAGTGGTGGTAATACCGTCACCCCCAGTAAGAGTAATAGAGGAGTTGGTAAGACTGGCGTTGGGAATAGAAGCAAGCTTCAGGGCTGTGCCATCAATGGTGATACCCGTTGATGTAGTAGGAACTAAGTAAGCAGTAGTAGTTGCGGATGTGTCGTAGAAGAAAATCGAATCGCTCTCTGGTGCGCCAAGGTTTTGAATACCAAGGTGGCTAAGGGCAATCGTAGCATCGCCACCAGAACCGTCAGTTACTGCAATACCAGTGCCCGCACTGATGGAGCGAATATCACCAGTTACGTCGATCCACGTAGTGTTGTCCCATACGTAGAGCTTCTTATTCCCAGCCGTTGTGTTGAAGTAAACCTGACCCTCGACCGGATTTGCAGGGGCAGAACTTGTTGGGTGTAAAGCAGCGTTCTGGAGCTGGTTACCCCCTAGGTTAATACTGCTTTTAAAATCGATAGCCATGTTCTTTCTTTTTTTTAGTTTTAGTTCATATATGCTTTTCCGCTGGTTGCTCCGTTAAAACGGATCTCCAAAGTGTTAATGCTCAGGTATTGGACTTCAGTATAAATGACATTATTACCAGAGTCAATAACCATCACCGATGGGTATTTATTTAAATTATGTTCTACAGTCCACGTTTCAGAGTTTTCGTTCTGTGCGTGCACATAGTGTGCGTCTGATGCTCCGCCAATTACCCCCGTTACGGATACATTGACAGAAGGCTGAGATATAGTAGCTGTTTGGACTTGAGTTTGTACTCCGCCAATCGTGATGCTATCACCTGAATTAACTTCGATATTACTCACTTACGTCCTCATTAACCTTAAACAACCCATACACCCACGTCTTGACAACTCCTACGCTGTTAGACTGTAAATCATATACATAAAGACCTCCGGGGACACCAGACATCGTAGTTGCGCTTGCTGTAATAGTAAGCTTACCTCCTGCTGTCCCAGTGTAGGAAAAGTCAGCATCTCCAATAATGTCACCAGAAGATGTGTCTGTTTCTTTGACATCCATCTTCCAAGTATATCCAGATGACAAATCAATAGCCGCTCCAGCATTATCAGTAAAGGTCAGCTCAAGAGTAAAAGTATCACCGCGTCTGCATGTGATATCTACCCTTGTTGATGCGTCTAAATTTATACTTGTCGCCATATTGCAAATATACTAAATCATTGATTGCCAAGAATTTGCGAGAGAACATCTACGTCCTCAGCCAGTTCTCCACGACTGCCCTGACGTTGTGATATTAACTTGCTTTGCTCCACGGCTTGTTTCTTAACTCTGTCGTCCTTAGCTCGCTCTCGGCTTCCCTCGACTTCGCGTTGAAAACCATACTGCTTTTCTAAATTCATCTCTCTGGATTGACCCTGTAATTTCTCGAGCTCCATCTTCAACTGATATTCTAGTTGTAGCAGTTGGGCTTTTGCCTGTGATTCCAGTTGGATTTTCTGAGCTGCCAGTTGAGCCATTGCTTGTTGCTTTTGCATCTCCAGCTGGGCGGTAACCTGTGCCGTCTGCTGGTTGGCTTGAGCCTGCATCTGAGAGTTCTGTGCAGCAAGATCTTGGCGCTGTTTGATTCTCTTCTTACGGCGAACTATCAGCAGCTGCTCAGCTTGATCCACATCGTGAAGTCTACGGATCGCCATAGCGTCCTCAAGATCCAGCTCTCCCTGAGCTAGAGACTGTTGAATATTTTGCTCCAGATACATCTTGTCCTCTTCGTTCATTCCGGTTACCACGCGAACCCCAAAATTGAAGAGCGGTAGGTTGTTGAATGAAGAAAGAACGGACATGTTGGTCTCACCAACAGCCTTCTCGTAGACGCGATATAATACGCTTTGCTTGGGAAGGATCTGTAAACACTTGACGATGTCATCACACACGCGGCGATAAAGAACCTGCGATGCGTGAGTAATGTCATAAATAGCGTTATTAGACGCTTGGATTGCCTGCTGGCGAACGCCTACCAGAGCCTCGCTCTTGGGTGTTGACCCATCAACCACCTCGTTGAGACCCGTAGTGTCACGGATCATATTTAGGTATTGATTGTACAGACCAATAAGCTCTTGAATGTTTCTGATTTGGTTTCCGATCTCGCGAACTGGGGGATTCTGAAATCCTCCCTCTGGGTTCTTGGATCTGTAATAGAAGACACCCGTCTGTTCGTAGATGTCCTGAATTTCCAGTGGCTGAAGCTCTCCACCTCGTCCAAGCTGTACGTTCTCCAGACCCTCAATGTCAATGATCAATCCATCAGGCTTAGCTTTAGCAATAGACTGCTGAAGCTTGAGGTGAGCCAGTTGCATCATGTCCGCATATTGGGTGATGCTGGAGACCATGCTCTTGGGCATCATTCTGCGGATGTTTGTAGCCACGACCGAGTAGCTCATTCGAGTTCTCGTGATGTCATGGATGTTTCTAGGGAGGTTCTTCTTTAAGCCGTAATCAAAAAGGTATTTTGTTCCGACCACATACTTTCCGCCGTAGACGGTTGCATGTTCCATCTTGCGAGACTTGCGCTCGTAAACAGATCCAGAAGGAGGGGTAAACTCTTCGTGACCTTTGTAGTAGAACCCTGTATTTCCAAATCTGGACTGCTTTTCCTCAAAGTACAGGCAGTCAACAGACATAAACTCAAAGTCTAGAACCTCGACCACATACTCGTCATATCCGAAGACCGTCTTTTGGAGGGTCTTGTCGTAATAGCTGGTATTATACTTAGTGGGGTCGTTGGTGTATCTTGTCTGTACCTGACGAGCCATCTCTTCATATTGCTCTTCCTCGAACTGACCGCGAGTGATACGCTTGAGCTCTTCGATTGTCATGCGCTGGATGTGACCAGCGTACTTGAGGTCTGACATTGTAGGGTCTTCCGTCTGTGAGTGCACGAAGTATTCTGGGTCAACGTACTTGGTTGCGATGCCATAGTTGGGATCATTATCCCGCTTCACTACAGCCATTCCCAAAGTAACGAGATCCTCTACGGCTCTACGGTAGATCTTATCGTTAAAGTCGTTCCATTCAAGGGTCAGATTTGTTGCAATCTGTGCGGCAATCTCGGACGCTACCTTGATGTTGGTCTCCAAGAAGATCTCTGCCTCCTCGGGGCTTTCGGGTAGCTCTTCAATGGCAATGCCGGGATCAAGCCCAGCACCGCGAAGGGATTCAAAGAATTCTCTGTTCTCTACACCCGCCTTGACGGTAGCTTTTTTCTTCTCTTTCTCTGTTAAGGAAAGGGGGTCTACTGCTTCAAGATTTGGGTATGGTTTTCTAGAGAGGATTTTGTTTACTACGATCTTAACGAACTTAGGAATAATTGGAACTGGAGACCAGTCAATATTCAAAAGAGTTCCATCTCCATTGTTAGGATCGAGTGAGTTAAGTACTTGCTTGTACTTAGAAGTATCTTGTGTTCCGTTGGCATAGTCCCTGTTCGTATTGAATTCCTTCATTCTACGGTTATACAGGGAACTAGATTCATTCGCAGACCCCCATTGTGCCATAATGGACTTAGCGTACTTCAAGCCGTAACCTTTGGACGACTTCTCCATGAAGCTTGCTAACGGATCTGGAAAGTTTCCGTAGTTCTTTGTGCTTGACATACTATTTCTATTCAGGTAAGCCTACTTTTATGCAAATATACTAAATACCTGTGTGCCAAATATTTACCACCCTGTGTGCTTATACCTGCGGAAGAAGACCTTATTAGACAAATCTTGCTTTTTAACTTCCTTCGTTATTTTTTGTGCCGCCAGAAGCGCAAGACCAGAAGAGATGGTCATATCGAACTTTGTTCGATCGTCGATATTATACCCAATCCAGTCTTCTAGCGTTCTGTTAAAATACATCCGACCGAAATTTCCAGTCTTTATATTCATCCCCACGTGCTCGTGAACATATGCCTCAATTGCCTGAGCGTGAGACTGGATGACATCTTTACTGTTCGATGGAATACCCTTTGTCTTTACGTTTGTAGAAGATCCCGGGGGCGTGAGGTGTTCGGGTCTATCCATGACATACCCATCGTATCCTCTTGACTCAAAGTATCTTACGATTCCGTATTTGTTGTTTTCTATTAGCAACGGATACCCATAGAATACTGCTGCCATAAGAATGTCCTCATAGAATATACGCGCCAGTGGGGGACGCTCGGCGTACTCCGCTACAAACATATTCGACGGGAAGTTCATGTTGAATTTATTAAAAAAATGACAAGCCCCTTTTGATCCAGAACCAGTTGTTGTTTTGTCGATATCGTAGCTATCCACGCCGCCTACGCCGTACATTTCGTTGCCCGGATGAACCTTTCCATAGCGTGTTTCCCGCTTGTTTCTAAACTCTTCCGGCGGCATCCATGACACGCGCCACTTCCCATTGGGATCTGGAGACCAGATCACTCTAGAGTCCGCCAATCCACCCTCCCAAACGAAGTTGCCACGAACCACTGGGCTGGGGTATATCTCGTCATTGTGCTGGATTTGCTCATATATCTTGGCGATATTGAAATGAGATGCCTTGGTAGAGTCCCGAAAAGCCTCATCTTCGGAGAACGGGAACTGTCGAATAACTTCATTGAGCTCATAGGGGTCGGCTAGCAGTGCTTTTCTCTCATTTTGGAGGTATGTTTTTGCTCCATAGTGAATTAGCTCTCCCTCGAGACCGTCTACGGCAAACTCGGGGTCTTCAATTACTGGAAGTCCGTGTTTATCGAAAAACCCCTCCAAAGCTTCGTATGCTGGGATGAATATCTTGTATAAACCGCTTTTTGTACGCCCGTTATTGTTCCTTTCTTGTGGATCTGATGAGTAATATAGCTTTTTAAACTCTGCGCCACCCCGGTCTAGGGGGTTGACAGTTGATCCGACTAGGGCTTTTCCGATAACTTTCCGACCAACGATCAAACAAGTGCGGTGAATACGCCAAACGTCCTGAATATCCAGTGGTCTTTCCCATTTTCCAGCCTCGTCAAGGTACAGCATGTGGAGTTTTTCCCCGTCATAGGCGTTGGTAGTGGTGTTTTTCCAGTTAATTAGAGTGTCTAGCGCCTCTCCCTTGTTGGAGGTTTTGTTTTTTTTGGTGATTCGCTTGGATGGCTCTCTAAAAGCGAGCTCCATACGCGGATTTGTCGTACCGTCTTGGATGGGTTTAAAGAAAAACGGGTAAGATTTAAATACCGGGACGACTTTTTTCATGAAGATGTTCTCCTGAGCGTCTTTACCCGTCTTTGACATGATACCCAGAAGCTTGTCTTTCACCTGTGTGCCCTCATCTACCTCAATACAGGCGCTCATGTTGGTATATCCCGAGCGTCTACACTTGGTGTAGATCTGCCCGAGGCATCGGGGATCGGCTTCGCAGGCAGCGAAGTGAATGAAAAGCTTCCTCTGGAAGTCAAGAAATGACGGATATCCAATATCTATCTTGCTCCACTGGAGCATCATATAATGTCGTCCGGTAATATACGTAGGAACACCTTTATTGAAAAACCAAACCCCTTCACGCCGACGTTTAAACTCTTTCTCGATATATGAAACATATTTTTGACGGAATTCTCTAGGGCTTTCTGCCCACTCATCCATTGAGCGAATAGAATCAAGTTCTTTCGGCATAGGTGTTCTTTGCCAGTGTTGATCAGATTCTTCTTTCCCGTTAAATAGTATCTCAGAATCTTCGGGTAATTCGGGTAATTGAATAAATACGCCGGAGATTTCGATGCTCTCACCTTGAGTACCATTGGGGCAAATGTTGACCACTTCCTCTTCATAGTCCTTATGTTTTATAAGTCCTGCCATTATTTGCTATATTTCTCAGCAAACCCCCCAGAGTAATCGGACTGCTCGCTGATTCCGCCACTATCTTTGAGAGATCTAATCATCTCTTCAAGCCTCTGTCTTTCCTGCAACAGCTCTCTAGCGTCGGTAGCAGTCTGTTTTATGGACTGTAGTTCTGCCTTGCGTTGCGAGCCGTTCAGGTCAGCGTCTACAGGCTTCTTGATCTCCTCGATCATGTTGTTGATGGCTATTTCCATAGCCCCCATCAGCCTCATCGCTGCGTCTAATGATGTAAAGTTATTATTTTTTGCCATGATCTACGTATAACAGGTCATCAATACGCATTCTCCACACTTTCTTTCCGTCTACCTCCATTGTGTAGTCTGAGCTTTTGGAGAAGTAGACCACGTCCCCGGCATATGCCCCCGCTTCGTTGATGGGCTTGCTATCGTATATAATCTCTCCGTGGTCTTCTACCTTTTCTTTCTCCAGAAGTATTATTCCTGACGCGGTTTTTTTCTCGTCATCTTCTTCAGGAGGTTTAACGAATACCCAATCAGATAGCATAGCCACCCCGCCAGAAGGAGATTGAAAAGCGTATGCGTGAGATCCATATCCTCCATCAGGGTCGTATTGTACCATGTAGAGGTCGTCTTGGAAGTGGAACTTAGACTCAACGCAAACGTGATGGTGGAAATACAGGATATCACCAACACTTGCGCCAGTGTCGTACTTAGCCGGGACTGAAACGATTTCGCCATAATTGTATCTGTTTTCAAATTCATTGAACTTAGAAGCCAGATACAGCTCCGTGCCGTTTACTTCTACAGTGTCTTTGAATTTCTTAGGTAGGCGAACAATAAAGAATTGGAGTGCTCTCATATTAAAAGTTGAGATCGTACTCCACGATAACGGGCATCCCCTGTATTTCCTTCCACATCATCGTTCCCTCGTTGGGCTGCTCGATGTAGATACAGTATGATATAATTCCGTTCTTGTGGTACGCTCTCTCATTAAATTCAATTACCACTACTTTACCTTCGCCAACGCGCATACCAGTGTAGTATGCCATAGCGTCCTTCGGGTTTTGCCCGATGATGATTTTTCTAATTAGATTCATTTTAGTTTATTGATCCGTTGCCGAATTTCTTCTCCCACCATTCAATTGTCCCCTCGGGCGGTTCTCTATGCTCTTCCTCCATCTCCGCAGCGTCAAGCAGAAAGGTAACCAACTGCTCTACATCTTCGTAGCATGGTGAACTCATAGCAAAGGCGATGTCGTATCTATCGTCTTCGTCCTCGGTAAGGTGAGATACACCGGCAACCATAGCAACCTCGTCCTCGAGCTCGTAGTGATCTATAAGCTTCTTCATTTCTGAAGCCAGCTCAACAAATTCACGCATGAACATTTCGAGTCTTGATGCCATATTTATTAGTATTTTAGTTTCTTCAAATTTAATCATTTAATGAAGTCGAAAAAAACGACTACCCGCAAGATGCGGGAATTTAATAAACTGCGTAAATACGAGTATAGCACTGACCGTAACTACCTGAAGCAGTTAGACTTAGCCATCAAGAAGATGAATGAGGATCATGGTATTCCACAATCGTGGTTGGTTATCATGCTGTACGTATACGACCTAGAATTCTGGACGGCGGCACATGTCGCAAAAGAGATGCACCGCAGTGAACGAGTCCTAAAGGTCAAGTTCATCTACCCATGCATGAAGGAAGATCTGGTCTATAAGCACTTCGACAAGCTCAGTCCCGGAAATATGACCATAGAGCAACAACTGTTCTATGATGAGAACAAGTACAACTACCGAATCCGGTATGCCCTGACGCAACGCGCCCGGCTTTTAGTGCAGCGCTTCTACAGATTAGTAGAGGGCAAGGAGTTTACTTAGTGTGGGAGTACCCCTGCTTCTTGAGCTTCATGTGATCCTCCACGGTTTTAGCCATTACTGACTTACCACCCTTATGCATCATATGCGGTTTGAATTTCTTATTGATCTTCATTTCAACTGCTTTAATACGTTAAGGTTATTCTGGGACATCTGCGCCCACTTCTTCCCATTGGAGAAGTTCGGCTTCTTGTTGCCCGCCTTGTGACTCTGTGCCATTACTTCTTGCTTCTGTTCTTCTTAGCAGTAATAAACTTCCTTTCAGCGTGATCGTAGTCCATACCATCACCATTGCCATACGTCCCCGCATCGCGGTTCTTCTTATTCAAGAATGCACGATACTTCTTGCGCTCCTCGCTCTTGTTGTACTTGCGCTGGTACTTGCGCCGCTTTTCTGCCGCCTCGGGGTTCTCAGCGTAGTATTTGGATGTCTTCCCTACTTTCATAAATACAAAGATAATACACTATACAACAGGGTTTTACAGCTTTGCTTAAACCAACACTTTAACACTTGACTTTCTCATTTTTTTGTTGTAACTTTGCTATAGAAAGGTCGCAACAGACTAGAGCAACCTTATCCCAAAACGAAGCGGGGAGGGGTAACCCAAAACCCCCTCCCCCCAACTTCACACAAAGACCTTGAATTAGCCCTAACTGTATTCAATCCCGAACGGGATTTTATATACTGCTATTATATCTGCTACAGGGATCTACAAGACTTAAAGCTTTACTTTAACTCTTTGAGCTTATGTTTTTAGTTTTGAGTTATATAGGTTTGGGGGATTATAGTATAATAACCACGCCCGCTCGCGCGACCCGAACCGAATCTCCAAACCCAACCCCCTGACAATCAGCACTTTAGGTTCAAACATTTTACCTTTTTGTTTAACACATTCCTGCTATCTTACTGATACACAGCGACTTATCGTGGTTGCGTTCAAGTATACCTCTAACTTACGAGCCGTAACTAACTGAAACACAATGACTTCGATCAAGTTAGTTAAACCTTTAGTTGAGGTGGTATCAAACGACACAATCTGAAGCGATGTCGGAGTCCCTGACGGAACGAAATCAATCCCCCCTCCAGCCCTCCCTACCTCCCACAATCCACCACAACTCACCACTAGACTCACGCACTAGTTGTTTTACTGGAGAGCGCTATTTTCCTTCTTGCTTTAAATGTACCCGCGCGTAAGGGAATGTGTCATATGATACTATGCAAACTTTTTTTGAAATTTTTCTCGTTGATTATCAATGAGTTAGGAAATAAATGCACTTTTTTCTTGCAAATATGTCAACCATAGTTTGCTCATGTGAGAAATGCTTTGTAGTATTGCAGTGTCGTTCGGCTGTTGTTCCGAACACGTTCTTTGAAATGTTGGTCAGCCCCCCCGCGAAACCCCGCTCCCTTGTGCGGTCGGTGAAAGCCCGAGTACCGAGATGAAGTGAGTCATTCTAGCAAGTAGGATGCCGCCCCCGAAGTTGACCAACCCGTGAAATTCTGCCCTCGCCACGAGTTGGTGAGACCATTCAAGGAATGATGAAAGGCAGAGCCACCCCGCAAGGTTAACTGACGATGGATTGAAGCGGAACAAGGTGGTCGTTAAGGGGTAAGTATGAGGACTCCCTACATTAACATATAATCCGAAACCAAAAACCAATCTGCCCCTCTTCGGAGGGGCGGGTGGTCTTAACCACAAAAACCTCCTTGAACATGGAATACTTGATTGACCCCTCTACCTTGAAGTTCATTGCTGAAACCATCAACGGCTACAGCGAAATGGTAGCATCCAAAGAAATAGACTCAAATGAGTTGACTGAACTCGCCACTGAAATTGCTGAAGAGTGGACTCTAGATTGGGATGAGAACCAAGGCTTTGGTTCATCCGATAGCACCTACATGGTGAAAGAGTTTGTTGATTCAGTAATCAACATCCACTTCTACAAGCAGTACGAAACGACCTTCGCTCCCGTGATAACCACAACGAAGCACCATCGACTACGAGTTGTAAAGTGCTAACCAACGACCCCCGAAAGGGGGTTTGGTCTTAACCAAAAACTATAGAGATATGAAAGCAGATGTTGCGCAGAAAGTCAAGATGACTTTGTTGGAAGGGTTAAAGAAAGATGGTTTGAACTGGTTCAAGCCATGGAAGGGTGGTCTAGCCAACAACCCAATCAACAACTCCAATGGTCGTGCCTACCGAGGCATGAATATTTTCATCCTCAACGCCGAGATGCGTTTCAAGGGATACACCTCAAATGAGTGGCTAACCTTCAAGCAGTGCGCCGAGAAGAAAGGCTCGGTCAAGAAGGGTGAGAAGGCTACTGATGTGTTCTTTTGGAACATCGGATTTATAGCAAACGGAAAGTTCTACAAGAGTGAGCAAGATGCCCTCAACGCTGGACACGATAAGAAGGATATCACCAAGACCTTCTCGCTCCGTTTTTACAAGGTGTTCAACATTGATCAATGTGAGAATATCAGCCCTCGCCGAGTGGCGGAGGAGATTGCAGATGTTGACCCGATTGAATCTGCCGAGGCTATCGTGAAGGGCTACAAGACCGCCCCCAAGATTACCAACTCTACCGAGGACTCTGCATACTATGCTCCGATGAAAGACCTCGTCCACATGCCCTTGATTGGGATGTTCAAGTCGGCAGACGACTACTACAAGACCTTGTTCCACGAGTTGGTTCATAGCACGGGTCACGAGAGCCGTTTGAGCCGCAAGGGGGTAATGAACACCAACCTATTCAGCAAGACCAAAGGTGACTATGCCTTTGAAGAGTTGATTGCCGAAAGCGGTGCGATGATGTTGTCGGGGATTGCAAACCTCAATCCATGTGATAGCGACACCAATAGCCAAGCCTACATCAACGGGTGGGTTAAAGCCGTAGAAGACGCAAAAGAGAGCGCGGTGGTTAGCGCTCTAGTTCAGTCCACTAAAGCCGTGGATTACATCTTGGGAGAATAAGCCCGAGAGCCACCCCCCACGGGGGGTAGGTCTTAACCAATAAACTGAAAAAGATGAACAACTACAAAGAACTGACCGACCTACTGGAAGAAAAAGGAATGTGGAACTATGGTTGGGCAAAGCCCGGTCAAATCTTCATCAACCAAGGTCGCCGCTTGGCGGCTATTGTGTGCGATGATTCGACTGGCTACAACGTAGCCTACAAGATGCCTAACGGACGCATATACGCAAAGAATGTTAATGCTCAAAAGGCGATTGAAATCCTACACATCGCAATGTCCTTAAAGTTGGACGGCGATACAGGTGAAGTTGAAGGTGGCTTCGGCTTCTAATTACAACCCCTAAAGAATTATTTGTTGAATAAAAAAAAATTGACATGGCTATTATCGCAACCGGAAACGAATACAAACTTCAGTTAGGTACAATTCAAGAACTCGATGCCGTCATTAAGATGGTCATCAAAGGAATTCCTGACGGATTCTTTGACTTCCAATCGAAAGGAAATCAATTCGCCACACTTGACCTGAGAGCCGACCTATCATGTGACGACCAACCTCCAGTGTTCTTGGATATGTTCTACAACGGGCTAATCACGAACTACTTCCGAAACTACGACATAGAGTTGGTCACGATGCAGTCGGATTACGAGAAGGCAAGTAAGAAGTTGAATGCGGTCAACCCACATGCCTGTTGGGAGGATGTCTTGCTACAGGTATTATCTGACGGAAATCTCGTCTTCGAAGACCACTACCAAGGGATGACGATTGAACTCGACTTAAGTAAGGTGGGAAGCAACTTCCTGAATGCCTTCAACGATGCACCTGATTACTTTATGGAACTTGTACTACTTCACGCCAACGGAGGGTCGGACGGAATCACCTACGACTCTTGGCTTCAAATGGGGACATACGGAGAAGTAATCTACGGATAGGTTAACTGACGAGTCC